GAACGCTTCCGGCGTCGATCACCGCGAAGTTACTTCGTGCTCACCGCCGATACACCGCCGCCACCGCCATGGACTTCCGGATACCCCCTAACGAGGCAATCCCGGTCTACATGGAGCGTTGGTGGTGGGTGCCTCGCAATTGGGCGCTCAACGTCTATCTGCACATCGTGCGCCGTTCGGACGATGATCGGGCGCTCCACGACCATCCTTGGTTCTCCTTCTCCATCGTGCTTGACGGCGGTTACTTCGAGCATGAGATCAAGGAAGGCGGCATCCACACTCGCACCTGGTATGGACCGGGCGCAATGCGGTTCCGATGGCACGGCCGGAAAGCTCACCGGCTCGAACTGAAGCGCCATCATCCGGAAGATGGATGGCCCCCTGAAATGACCACGATGCGCCTGGCCGACTTCAACGACATTCGCACGGCAGGCGATGGGGCGTTCGAACTCCCGGCCAGCACGATCTTCATCACGGGGCCAGTGCTCCGCCGATGGGGCTTCCACGCCGCCGAGCACGGCTGGATCGACGCTTATGATTGGGACGCCTTTTGCGAGGCGAACGGCATTGCAGCAATGCGGATGGACGGAGGCTCCGACGCCGTTGCCTCCAGCCGCAACAACCTCCAGAGGAATTGACCATGGGATTGAAGAAAGACATCACCGCCCTGGTGGAAGCCAGCTATGCGGTCGGGCGTGACGGCGAGAAGATCGCCAAGCGGCTCATCGAAGCGGGAATCCGCATGATGGCGGACGAAGGCGCGATCACCGCCGAGCACCGGATCAAGGTCACGGACTTCGACACTGGCGAGTTCCATCTTACCACCTTCACGGAAGCACCGTCCTTCGATAGCTTTGACGGAGCCGTGAGCAAGATGCGATCCACCTTGATTGAAGCCGGATCGACGTTCGACAGCTATGCGAGCAACCACTACGCCAAGTCGCCGCCGCAACGGGAAAAGGCGGCCCGGAACGTCGCAATGGCCGAGAAATGCTTCTCGGCGGCCGGTAAGGTGTACGTCCCGCCCTCAGAATCAGCCGATAGGCCCAATTTCCGGCCCGTGGAGCCTAGTTTCGGGTCTGAATGCTCCGGAGGCACCTTCACCGGCCCGAAGGCCCTCCTGCGCGCCGTCTACGATGGCATCCAGGCCGAGCAACCGCTGAAGTCACTAGACATGCAAATGGATGACCGGATCGCACTGATGGGTCTAGTGGAGATGGGGTTCGCTACCGTCGATGAACTGTCCGACGCGATTGGCATAACAACGAGCGGTCGGGACTCCATCGGCATCCGTCCGGAAGGCGTCGCGGAACTGCCAGTCGAAGTCGCGGAGGTCACAGGCAACATCGCGGAAGGCGAACTGGCCGCCCGGTACTTGGACGGCAAGGTGGCGGCAGTGGACAACGCTATAGCTTTACACCGACAGCCGGAGAACGCGACCGCGATGTCATGGGTGGACGCCTACCAGCACATAGCGCTGATCTTCCGGGAAACGGCCAGGGAGTTTCGGATGGGCCTGCATCTGCCTACCGTCCATATCGACGGCCGGGTGATCCCCTATAACGAGGATCGGTCAACCGGGATCAAGCACGCCGACACGATGCGCAGCTTCTTCGAAGACGTCTATTCGCGCAACCTGAAGGCGGGCTGGTGGACTGACATCGAGACTGGATTGCCGAAGAAGCGGAGCGTCGGCGAACTGTTCATGCTGTTCGTTACGGAGATAGCCGAAGCCTATGAAGCGTGGGGCGCGAACGCGGCCGATGACAAACTGCCGGACTATCCGGGTCTCGGCGTCGAACTTGCCGATCTTGGCATCCGGTGGGCGGACTTCTGTGGTGCCTACCTGGCCGGGAACATCATTGGTCCCGATCCGGCCAACAATCCCGGCGACCGCATGTTCCAGGAAGTGTGTATGATCGCACGTCACTACGAGGCGATCCGCAAGACGCCTGAAGCCAAGGGCGAGCCGGAGACGGCCGATCACCTGCCGCCAGCCGACGTCGCCACGATGATCGACTCGAAACTGGCTTTCAACGCAAAGCGTGAGGATCACAAGATCGAAAACAGGCTGAAGGAAGACGGCAAGCGGACGTAACCGCTTCGCATAACATGATTTCTCTGCTTGCGCTTGACAGGTATCTTGCTCAAGCGTAAGCAGAGGGTCGCGAGGCAATTTCGGGTAGAAAACGAATCACCAAATTGGCCTACCGGAAGTAACTTCTAAAGAGGATCGAGAAATGTCCGTGATAGCCATCGTCGAGTTCGTCCCATCGCATATGCGGAAGAGCCAGCGGGTACGTTTCAGCCGCCTACCTTGCGTGGGCGAATCCGTATACGACGACGACGGTAGCGCCGCCATGCAGGTTGTTTCAGTCTTCCACCCGCTGATCCCGAGCACGAAGAACCCGCCGATGATCCGGGTCAAGTTCCCTCTATGAACCGTAAGGAAATCTTAGAGGAACTTGAACGGGAAGGGTGGATCATCATACCCCGGCCCGGCGATCCCCTCTCCGTCGAAGAGAAGCATGACATACTGCAAGCCCGGTCGAAGCTGGTGAAGCGCCGCGATGCTCGCATCCGCCGAGCGATCACCAACGCCTTAGATTGGCACGAGATCGCGGCGTTCGCTGGAAGCGGCGACCCCGATCATGTCGAGTACAAGGAATACCGTGCTAAACTAGCTCGCGAGACCTTGGAGCGGATCATATTTCAGGAGATCAACAATGGCCACGGGGAGTAAATGCCCTATATGCGAGGCACAAGGCCGGTGAGTGGTGAGCACACCCGACTCGGGCACACCATGACAGCGACGTTCCGGATGACGGACTCGCCGAAGTGGTTGAGCCACTTCGAGATCACCCGCGACGGCGACAAGATCACAATCCTAGTGATGAAGCGCAATGGATACGTCCAGTGCGAGGCCGACGCCGACGCCAAGCAATTCTTCGACATGATCGAAAAACTGAAGGAGTTCTGACATGCTCAATGTAAAACAAATCGAGCGGATCATCGAATCCGAGTTCAATGAACCATTCGGGCCGACGCCGCCCGACAAGAGCTTCATGCGACGTGCGGCCGAGAAGATCGCGGCGCTGACGTCCGATGATGGCGCGGCCGTCGCTGCCGCACGACTGGAGAACGAAGTGACGTCAACTCTTATGGACATGACGGTGGCCACCGTGCTCGCCACGCTCATCGAAGAGGAAGGCGGCGGCCGGTCGAACGTCAGCATCTCACCGATGTCGATGGACCATATGCAACAGCACTACACGTATGAAGTCCGTAACGAGGGCTTGATACGCCATGTGAGTATAACGATGCGCGAAGACAGTCCGCTCAAGAGCGAAGAGAACTGGCGGGAGCCGTCCAATCGCCACAGCTTGGTCGATGTTGCCACGGAACCCTACACCGTCGATGACCTGAAGCCCCAAGCCGAACCGAAAGAGTATAATCGCCCGCTATGGGTGATCTCCTACATCGGCAAGGATGGCGAGCGGCACATAGCTTTGATGCACGATCAAGCAGATGCCAAGCGGCATGTCGGCGACTACGAATCGCCGGGTGCCCCGCTGCCGGAAGTGCAGAACCGCTTCTGTTTGCACGCCGATTGCCCCACAACTGGATGCAACTACGCGGAAGTAACTTCTAACTCTTAAAGGCTATACCTTGATTGCCTGTTGACAAGTCTCTTTCATGCTCTCATATGGATAGGTGTCACACAGCGAGGAAAGTGACTGGACCGATGGCAAAAACGAAAAAAGTCTACGACATCGAAACCGATCCGATGTTCGATACCAGCGAAAAGGCGAAGAGCAACGCGCTGGACCGGCAACTGATTCAACTCCTGGAGCGTATTGAACGCCTCCGGGACGAGAAGGATGTGTTCGCTGAAGGTAAGGCTCTTGGCTACGACGCCAAGCTCATGCGTGCCATGTTGACCCTCCGGAAGATGGACCCCGATGCTCGCGCCGAACTGGACGCGCTCATAGAGACCTATCGCCGCGCCACTGGCCTCTAACTTGATAACCTGAAATCGTGAAAGGAATGAACGATGGCTACTCTGAAGCTCGCACTGCCGAAGGCGAAGTTCGCCCATGAACTGACTTCCGCTCCGGTCGAACCGACCATGAAGGCTGCGGAAGCGACCACGGCAAAGCTCTACCGCGTGCCGGTGGACAAGATAAAGCCGATCCCCGGCTTCAACGTCCGCGTCGAATCGCCGGAATATGTCGCCCACCGCGACATGATCCGTGCCAGCATCGCGGCGAACGGCTATGACTCGACCAAGCCCCTTGCCGGTTACGTCGCGAAAGAAGGTGACGAGAACGTCATCTATGTCACTGACGGACACACCCGGTTGGCGGCGGTACAGGAATACAACGCCGATCCCGACACGGCCGAGAAGGACGAGATCGCGGCGCTGCCTGTGATGGTCCACCCGCGCGAGGTATCGCTTACCGACCTGACCGTGGCGCTGCACACAGCTAACAGCGGCCGTCCTCTGACCCCATTCGAACTTGGCGTTGTCGTCAAACGGCTCCTGGCCGATGAAGGTGCGAAGAAGGGCGAGATCGCCACGAGGCTCGGCGTCACGTCGCGCTACCTGGACGACGTGTTGCTGCTCGCCAATGCAGAACCAAAGGTCAAGCAGCACGTCGCGAGCGGCGCGGTCTCCAGCACCATGGCGATCCAGCTTATCCGCAAGGACCCCGACTCGGCCGCCGAGAAGATCGAAGCGGCCGTGAAGGAGACCGCTGGCACCGGCAAGAAGGCGACCAGGAAACATACCGGGCCTAAGATGCAGAAGATCAAGGTCGCCGTCGCGTTCACCGAAGACCAGGACATGAAGGAGATCGTGAAGGCCGCTGCCGCCGCGATCCGCGAAGCCGTCCCGGCCATCGAAGGCGAGGAAGACGCGAAGCTGGCGGGCGTCGGCGGCACCGTCAACATGGTCATCGAAGTGCCCGCACCGGAGAAGCCGAAGGCCGTCAAGAAGGCCCCGGCGAAAAAAGCCGCTGCCAAGCCTGCGAAGAAGGCCGAGACCGAAGCGGAGCCGGAAGCCAAGCCTGCGAAGAAGGCCCCCGCAAAGAAGGCCCCCGCGAAGAAGGATGCCACCGCCGCCAAGCCCGCGAAGAAGGGCAAGGCCGCCAAGGCTGACATCGGGATTGAAGGCGCGGAAGAACTGGACAACGAAGTGGCGATCCTGCCGCCGAAAGTCTCTTCGGACGCAGATGTCCCCGATGACGAAGAAGTGGATATCTGACACCAGCCGGGACCCGGAGCGCCAGCCCCTACCGCTATCGGGGCGGAGGAACAACGCTACCGGGTCCCACCTTTCCGATGACCCGCGATGCCTGCGTACACGGATCATCGGAGCGGTGGAATTGGCCACAACCTCCTGTTGACCCGCAACCTCAACTGGCCCTGGAGCCTCCGTGGACAGGTTGCACCGCTCCACTGGTAGGAAGTAACTTCGATGAGCAAGCGATACGGCAGCAAGGCCGCCTATGAATCAGCCAGAGCCAGTATCCGCGCCAACCGTGACGAATGGGAAAGGTGGTATGAGATGACCGAGGAAGAACGTACCAAGCAGCGCAACAAGGAACGCTTGGAAGGCGACGAAGCCATGATGACGTTCTCGCTGTTCATGGCTTCGGCTATGGCCGGTGGAGCCGATGCGAAGAAAGCCATCGGCCAGGCGGACGTGGCGATCTCCGAACTGAAGCGCCGGTTCACCTGATATGGCCGGGTGCCGCATCATCCGGCAGGGTGATGAGCACTACTGCGCGACTTGTGCGCGGCGATGGGATGTTGTAGAACAACCCCCCTTCTGCGAAAGGAACTGCAATGAACCGAATCCCCAATCACAGGATCGACCGCTCCAAGGCAGTGGAAGAAGCCGCCAGGCTGAAAGACGTTACGGATCGCGCTAAGGCTGCGCGTCCGATAGACACCGGCCGTGATATCCTTTACCGCCCACTGGACGGCATGCGCGAACGCTTTGGCTTTCCGGCCGACAGTCGCTACCTCAAGGACTGACAACGAAAAAGCCGCCGATCCATTGCGAGGGGATCGGCGGCTTCGTTTTTCCCCGGAGGACCAGTTCCAAGGGACAACCTACCAGGAGGCGGGGCTAATTTACCCGAACTAAGGTTGGTCTGCAACCCCTTCCGATTCTTCCGTTTCCTCTTCCGCGACCTGGCACCGATCCAGAACGGCTTGCACCTGGTCCGCCCAACGGCCTTCGCCCTCGTAGAGACCAAGCTGCGCGGCCGTCCGCGCAACCCGCTCCGCACCGCCGTCCGGCCGTGCCTGGTTGCGTAGGGGGTTCGGCCGGGAAGCGCGGAGCCGCTCATAGGTCGGCCGGTCGGGGCACGGCCCGCGCTTTGTCACCGTGATCGTCTTATATCGGGTCTCCACCGGCACACCGGCAGTTGAGCACCCGGCCAGGAGTGCCGCGAGGATCGCAATCGAGATCAAACGCATATCAATTCCTCCATCCATCCCAGGGAGCATTGCTGTCTTGCTCCATGACCTTGCAGTCTTGTGTGGCGTCGCCGCTAGGCCGTCGTGCCAGGAGATCGCGGATCGCGGCGCTCGAACCCGTCGCAGCTTGGTCTTGCCCTTCCAGGATCAAGGCAAGCTGTTCGTCCAGTCGGCGCTGGATCGCCTTGTCCTTCAGGGCGGCCTGGTCGATACTGGCAAGAGTCGACTCGGCGTTGTCGGCTGTGCGCCGGAGCGCCGCGATGGCGGCCGGGACGGCATCCGGGTCCAGGAGCTTACGCTTACCCTTGCGGTCAGGTTCTACGGTTGCTTGCGTGGTCGCGAGGACAACCGTGTTCTGATAGTCAGTTAGGCGGTCTATCTCTCGACCTCGCGCCAGCCATGAGGCGACGAACGCGCCAACCAGGAGGGCGAGAACGCCACCCCCTATCAGCTTCCAGTACATCGTGGTCATACAATCCCCCATAATATGGCGGCCAGGCCGCCGACAAAAGCGATAATCGTGTATAGGGCGATCACCAAGAGGATGTTGGCGACTCCCTCTGACGGTCGTTTACGCCGCCAGCTTGATACCTTTTTCCAGCTTCGCTCGAACATGGCTCGCGGCCTCCAGCTTCGTGATGGTCCCGTCCTTGTTGGAATCGAGTCCGGCGTTTTGACGGTAGGTTGTCGGCATCTTTCCTCGCGCCCACAATGCGGCCGACACAGGTTTGCCGATTGCACCCGGCCACAGGATCGCCATGTAGCAGTCTTCTAGGTTGGTGATTGGCCCACGTCGATCTATCTGCATCCGGAAGTACCAGTAGACCCACGTCAGTTGGTCTTCTGCCGTCATCTGCGCCAAAGTGGCCGTGGACAGCGACGTGTCGCGGTATTCGCCTAGCTCCTTGGCGGTCGTCGGCATGAACTGGATGAGGCCCGTGGCCCCTGAGCCTGCCATGTTCTTCTTTGACGGGCTGAAGCTCTCGCCACTTTCCCACGCCATGCACGCCATGAGCCAGTTCGCGTCGAACTGCGATCCCTGCTTGGCGGTGATGTCGTCAGCGATCCACCAAACCCGTTCACGGAACGTCGGCGATACCCTCTGACCCCATGCTAAGAGCGGACGGGCACCGGGGAGCGGTTCGTCTTCCGGCCGCTCGGCCGTCACCACGATATCGGAAGTAGCTTCCGGCTGTTCGACGCTCGCCATCAGGAGGTCAAGCAGTTCCTTATCAACGAGCACCTTGGTCATAGTTCAATATCCTTCTCAAGCAAGGGTCCATGGAGGCCCGTCGTCAGCGTCCACGGCGTCTGGAGCCGCTGAAGGCCCTTTTGCCGCCCCACGGCCCGGAATCGGCGGCGCAGGAGGCCGTCCGACAGTCTTGGCTGTGTCGGTGGTGCCCTCATGGGTGTTCACGGTCTGCCGACCGGCCACCTGGACGCCCGAACGAAGTAGCGCGGCCGTCTTCAACATCTTGACAATTTGCTCGGCTGATGGGGCCACCATGTAATAGGTCGCCATCAAGCCGGAGAAGCCGATGATCCACTTGCACAGCGATAGGAGGGCAGGCACGCCGAGAGCGGGTGCGGCCAGTGCAACAGCGGCCAGGCGGTCTATAGCTGCCCACAGCATCCAGAGCACGGCGGCCGTTGTCGTGAAAACGAAAACCCGCCGCCAGAGCCATGAAGCTTCAGGCAACGGGTCTTGTAGGTCAGCCGATTGGTTCGCGCCGTCACTCATTTTATCTTGTCCTTCAGGGACGTGACCGCGAAGCGAAGCTCCATCAGTTCTTTTTGCGTCTCGCGAAGTGCTTCAGCTACGTCCCTATTGCTTTCCGACCACATCAACATGGTCGTGTTATCCATGATCGAACCCCCGATGACCTTATCCGCACTCTTGGGGTCCTCGAAGGTCTTTATCTTTTTGACGGCGGTCCATATCGCGGCGATTACGGTGCCTATGGCGGCTAAAAATACTCCGGCATTTGTTGTGATGGTTACGAAGTCAGGCGAGGAAACGACGTCGGGCATGGTGCGGCCTCTTCTTCAACTCATGCCGAACCTTCTCTGCGAACACCATGTCGGTCGCTGCGCGGTAGGCTGACACGATATCCATCATGACCAGTCCCGCATAAACTACCACGCTGATATTTTCCACCCCGCTCTTAAAAAGACCTA